TTATGCTTCGGCATAGCTCATGATTGTCGCGTACACCGGGTAATTGTACGGATTGACTCCAAACAGTATTTGATTATAGCCAGTCGAGCCGAGATATCCGGATGCTTTGGCAATACTATAAAATGGTAGAAAGTTATTGCCATCGAAGGAAAAAGAAAATGTAACCGTTGTCCCGTCATCCGCCAGCCTTAGCCATATCCACGGAGACCCTATTGCATTGGTCACAACATTGGCTGCAAATGCATTATAAGCAGACCAATTTTGGAGATACAGATAGTTGGCGCCCGATGCGCCGGAATGCGTAAATACCTGTAATTTGCCATTGGCGCTGTTCCTCCAGCCGAACATAGCAGCGGGATACGCCTGGGAAAGCGATGTGCGCCCCAGGAGCACCGTGACGGTATATGGCGTTGCTGGTACATCTTTCACCAACATTCGGAGCGAATCCGCCGCCCCGTTCGACGCACAATACAGCGTCAGCCCCGCCGTAGTATCCGCAACCGTAGCCGATCCCTGGTTTACCCAGGTGGTGAGGCCGGTCAATAATTGCGTGGGGATGTCCTCAGACATCACACCCGAGAAGAAGCCGCGGGCTGCGCCCCCGCTCCCGGCGTTGGCCAGGACGAAGGCTGTGGTGGCGATCTGCGTCGTGTTCGTACCCGTTGCCGCTGTCGGGGCCGTGGGGGTCCCCGTGAGCGGGGGAGAGGCCAGGGGGGCCTTGAGATCCAGCGCCGTCTGTGTTGCCGTCGAGATGGGCTTATCGGCATCCGATGTGTTGTCGCAATCCCCGAGGCCCGTGTGGGCCTTCGTTACGGCGTGGGGATTCGAGACATTGGCGACGTGGCCGGCGAGAGCCGTGGAGATTGTGGCGACATCGGTCGATAGCGTCGTGACGCTCTCCTCGATCGCGTCAACGGAACTCTCGGTCACGTAATTATAGGATGCTCCGGTGATGGCCAGGCTGTAGGCCGTGCAATCGTCCAGATCCTGGAGCTGGTCTCCGTAAATATCGAACGATCTGAACTTGAAGTGGATCGTCTTTCCGATCCACTTTGTCGGGTAGGTGTACGACGCCATGCCGTCGCTCTGAAGCGTGCAGAACTGGCTCCCTACCGCGTGTTCGGAGATGGCCGACCCATAGAGCCCGCGCCGGATATAAGTCCCGAGGAGGTACGTCCCGTCTTCCTGGAGGGTCGCCACAGTGTGGGCGATGAGTTCGCCGCCCAAATACGACAGGCTCTCGTGGGCGTCGGCCTGATCCTGGCTCGCGGCGGTGATCTCCTCGCCGCTCAAACTCATGTCGATGGCGACGCTATTCACCGTGTCCGGATCGCTCCCGGCCGGGAACGCGGCGCTTCCCGCGGTCACCCCCTGCCTTCCGGGACTCCCCAAAACGTTCTCCCCGCCCCGGACCGATCCAACGGTCCCCGCGTACGAGTAGGTGTCCTCGTCGAGCGAATACCAGACTTCCGCCCCGCCCCAATCGTCCGCAGCGCCCGAAACCGAAAAATAGACGGTCGGGGCACCTTGCGTAAGCTCCGCGGGAGGTTCGAAGATCACCGGAGCGTTCACGCTCCCCGGATCGTCCGCGTCCCCGCCCTCGAACCCTTCGGCGTCCTCCCCTTCGTCCGTCGCTTCCACGAGGTCATTCGGGGCGCTGCTCGCGTAAAGCGAGTCGTCCAAAACCTCTTCTGCCGTAATGGAAAGATACCCTTCGCTATCCTCGGATATCTCTGTTATCCGCACGAACTGCGAGTCGAGATCCACAAGGGGATCGGTGAGCGCAACGACGTCCATCGGCTCCAGGCCTATGAATTCCCACCCGAGCTTGAATTCGTACGTCTCGGCGATCGAGATCCTCTCGAGCCGAAGCCGCGCCGCCCTTCGCATCGCCACTATCGTCGGGAAAAAGTGCGCCTGCTGGACCTCTTCGGGCCGGTAGCCCCACGTCTGGATCGAGAGCGCGTCGTGAGCTTCCTCCACGTGCGAGTTGTAGCTTCGGCTCCGGCGCGTGCCTTCGACCTGAACGACGTTATAGATGTCCGCCCGGTTCTTCCGCTTGATCCGGACTGGCCCCTGATTGTCCCCGAGGGGCTTGAAATCGTCGTTCGTGAGGGTGATCCCGGTCCAGTCCGGCGGCGTGTATACCGCTCCGTTCCCGGTCACCTTCACGTCCCCGTAGGGGATGATCTTGAGCTTTCCCCCCGACCAGACGGGCGCCGCGCAGGTCATGTCGATGATGTTCTCTAAGGCTTCCCGCGCCGCCTGGCGCTCGTTGAAAACCACCGAAATCAAAAGCCCGTTCGCCAGGCACCAGTTGGAATACGTCGTCAGGCTCGCGATGTTCGAGGCCGTGAGTCCGCAGCCGTAGTATTCGTTCGTGAGGTAATTTTTGATGACAACGGACGGATCGCAATCGTATTTCCCCGAGACGGTCTGGCAAAAGCCATCCACCTCGAAGGAATAGTTCGGAAGCGTCGCGGAACTCCCGAGGTTCCGGTTCGCCCAGGCCGCGTAGGCGATTCGCGGATAATATACGGCCTTCGACGCGTGGTTCGTCTCCAGGTACCCCCAGGGGGTTTCGTTGTTCGTTCCTCCGAGCTTGAAGATGCACCCGGCCCTGGCCTTGGTCTGCTTTTTCGACCCCTTATAGATCTGGACGACTTCAACGGGTCCTTCGCAGATCCCCATGAGGAAGCTCACCGTGTAGGTGTAGCTGTTGACGGTCGAATCCCCGCCGCTGCCCCCGCCCATGTTCGACGTGTGCTTGATGGCCTTGAAATCGCCCTTCCAGAGAAGATTCGGAGAAACCCTCTGCCGCCCGTACACGATGGCGATGGGCTTTCCCTCGATCGACGTCTGAACGGTTACGCCGGCAGCCTTTGTCGGGGCCTTGGAATTGGTGGAGGAAGTTGAGAACATCTATTCGCTCCCAAAGACAGAAACATTCACCGCAGAGAACGCGGAGAACGCAGAGGAAAGCCCGTACGTTAAAAATTGACGTACAGGCATGTAGGGTGGGCACGGCATCATCGTGCCCACCGCAATCGTTCGATCACTTGCCGGGCAGGATGGGCGAAGCGAAGCGCCGCCCACCTTTGTAGGGGCAATTCATGAATTGCCCCTACGCCCGTCCTGCAGCCCGGCCCCACAACCCGGCCCCACAGCCCGGCCCCACAGCCCCTTTTTCGGTTTTAATCCTGTTAATCCTGCCCACCCTGGTAGGGGCAATTCATGAATTGCCCCTACGCGTTCTCTGCGGTAAATTCGCTTTTCTTTTATTCCCATCCGTTGAAGCGGTAGAAGCCAAGAAACCGCTGCTTGAGGGATTCGTTTGCTTCCGCGTCATCCAAAACCACCCCGATTCCCAGGAGCGAATGGACGATTCCCGGCCACTCCAAAACGATTCCAAGGTGGCTCGCCCGTTTCCCGATGCGGTAAAGCGCCACGTCGGCCGGAAGCGGGGATTCGACCGGCCGGGCGTATTCACGGAGTATCCCCAGGAGAATCCCGGCGTTCTTCTTATCCGACCACCTCGGCGTGTACCAGTCCGCCTCGTGGTGCGGGATGAGCCCGGCCCGCTCATAGACCTCTAAGAGCAGCATGGCGCAGTCCACGCCCTTCCCCTTGATCCTCCCGAGATGCCGGTACGGGGTCCGCAGCCATGACCGGGCCTCGGCCACTACCGCCTGGCGCTGGGTTTTTTCGAGATCCGTCATGAGACGTTCCTTTTAAAAGACTTTTAGACAGGATTTACAGGATTTACGGTAGGGGCAATTCATGAATTGCCCCTACGCCCACCCTACAGCCCACGCTTCTTTTGGTTGGTTTCCCGCCGCCAGGCGGACATAAATCCTGTAAATCCTGTAAATCCTTTTCTACAGAGACCCCAGAAAACGCAGAGAAGGGCCAGGGAAAGAAGATCAATCATGCCGTTGCCTCCTATCGATGCAGTCTCTCCAGATAGCCCATGAGCAGCCCCCCGCCAGGCAGCCATGTAGGGTGGGCACGGCATCATCGTGCCCACCGCACAGCCCGGCCTACCCCCAACCTGCGCATTTTCGCAAACTGACCCCACCCGACCCCACGCAAGGTGGGCAACGCTTCGCTTTTGCCCACCCTACGGCCACTTTCAGCTATCCGCAGATTACGCAGATGAACGCAGATAAAAGCATTTCTTCTTCGCTTTTGCCCACCCTACAGCCCAACCCCACAGCCCTTTTTCGGCTGCAAAATCGAGCATAAAAATAACTAATTTTATAACTCAATCATCCGTCATGCCGCGTTCCTCCGCGCCTTCGCGTGAACCTTTGAAACGGAGCCATCATGGCCTACTCAATGATAACAGGATCAAAAGTCTTCCATCTGCGTTCATCTGCGTAATCTGCGGATAAAGGTTTTTCATGCCGCGTTCTCCGCGGCCGGGATGAACGGACAGCCCCGGAACTTGTCGAAATTGTCGAATTTATTCTTGCACTGGGTCATGGTCTTGTTGCAGCCGGGCCAGACCGTCAGGTTGTCGCCAACCGCGGGTTCGGTCCCGAGCGGAATATTCAGCCGGAGCGTCGAATTGCCGTGGTATTTCACCACGCGCGAGATCCCGGCGTTCACGCCGCTCGTGAAGGTGACCACCCCGAGCGAGAACCATCCATCGGCCTTTCCGGCCGCAGTCCCGGTCATGGGGATCGACTTCTTCCCGCCCCCCGATCCGACTTCACCGGCCACGTCCCACGAATCCCGGTCGAGGCCGCAATTGGAATCGAAGAGCATGTTCGGGCAAGGCCCCTGGTAAAGGTTCCGGGGCATCTCGATATCGAGGAGCGCAAGCAGCGCCTCCACCCGCATCGTCACGACGTTCCCGACCGCCTCGACTTCTCCCACCTTCCCCGTGAACACCTCGACCCGCTTCGCCGCCGTCGAGGACGGATACTTCGACCAGAAGGCCCGCTCGACCTTCACGTCCGCCCGATCGAAAAGCCCGAGCCGGATGGCCTTCGCAAACGTCATGCCCTCCACGGTATCGGTATCCTTCGGATAGAGCTCGATCTCCATGTCATCGGTCGAAAGCCCGATCTTCCACGCGCGCTTCGTTCGCTCCATAGGAAACGGGTAGTACGTGACATACGTTGTGCCGCCACCGGATTCAGTCATGAGACGTTCCTTTCAAAAGACTTTTAGACAGGATTCACAGGATTTACGGTAGGGGCAATTCATGAATTGCCCCTACGCGTTCTCTGCGTTCTACGCGTTCTCTGCGGTGAATGTTTTTTTCCAAGGTTTTTCATGCCGCGTTCTCCGTCACCGTGACGAACGTGCTCTGCTGGTGCAGACTGTTGTACGTGGTTTGGAGCCAAGCAGCGGACCGTGCAATGTCCGAGATCCGCACTTCGGAGAGGACTCCGGTCAGATTATCGTCATTCACTCTCAATGCCTTGGCAAGATACAGTGAATTCTCCCCACTACCCGTATTATTAAAATTTGCCGTGGTGTATCCATCGCCTATAAATGCCCCGTCCACATAGGCGCTGTATACCCCGCCGTCTACCGCCACATGGGCAATATGACGCGCCGTAGCCAGATCGTAGTCATCGGTCCAGGCCGAGACCTCATACGCCGCTCCCTGCATACCCGACACGATGCCGTTGGCCACGTTGGGTTCCCACCAGACCCACCAGCCCCACGTACTATCAAAGTACGGCTCACCGCAGTTCAGCGCGCCCTCCATCGAAGCAATACCTGTGGCTATCTGGCACAAAACAAACCAGCCGGTCCGCACCGCCGTATCGGTGCATGTGAGCACCCCTTCCACCGTCACAGCCGCGGGTTTCGTGCTGTTGAACAGGTCCGCCGTATCGTCCTGGACCACGGCGTCCCCGGCGAACTCCCACCCATGCCCGACAACGCCATCAACCAGCCTCTCGGCCGGGAAAGTGGCTATCCCGGACTTTATCGCAACGGAAAGGTCGAATCCATTCGCCGTCGAATCCTTGAGCACGCCCGTCACGGGCGGACTGTTGATCGTCGTGTACGGGTTTTCCTCGAAGTGGTACACGGCCCGGAAATTCTCATCCCAGACCCCTGCGGCGTTCTGGAGATCGGCCGTCTGGCCGGAGTCCCCGTAGTACATATAAAGGACGGTATCCTCCGACGAACTCAGCGCCGGGACTCTCACGTAGAAAACGGCCAGGTGGTTCGTTACGTCCCAAACCGACCGCTCGTGGTCCAGGACGTTTCCGTTCACGTCGGTGAAGTAGATGTCGTAGCCATTGGCCAGGGCATTGGCGAAAACGCTGTTCTCGGAATCGGAAATCTGGACCGGAACGGGGAAGTTCGTGAGATCCTCGACCACCAGGGTGTGATTGATGGTGATGGTCTGCGCGTACACGTTCGTTTCGGGTTCCACCGGGTCCGAATCCGACGGCATGGTCACGCGGATCGGCTTATCCGAGTTGTTGTACCGGAGGATCGCTCCATCGGTTAGCGTGATCGTTATGAGATCGGCCATGAAGAAATGGCGCTTATCCAGGATGTTTTGAAGGCCCGGAGATATCGTTTTCATTCGTCCCGCCCCACGCTTATGAAGTCGATTTGATCGAGGGAATAGACCCCGTCGAGAAAATTCTCGAACTCGTATTCGTCCTCGAGGAACCGCACGCGCCATGCATAGTAAAAATCCGCTGTAATGATGTGATCGACTCCGGGCGAATCGGAGAACGTAACAATCCCCGTGTCCGCGTCGAAGGTCCAATTTCCGGTGTCGGGAAGCCGCTCCACCCCGTTATTGTAGACGTGGAGCGTCCCGTACTTCCGGAAGTTTTCGTCACTGAAGCCATAGTCCATCGATGTGTACGAAAAGGGATTCTCCCCTGTCACCGTGACGAGCGTGCTTCCCCAGGTGCGAATGAGCGGAAACTCGGTCTGTGAATTGTCTCCCACTCCGAGTTGCTGGCCCTCCACGTAGCAGTCGTTCGGGATGACCAGCGTGAGCGGGTAAACGCTTCCCCGGCACTGATTGAAGAGCGCGACGAAGATCTTCATCGCCTCTTCCCGGAGGAACCCTTCGTCCCCGCCGTCGAATTTTAGCGAGAACTTATACCGGGGCTGAGTCTTGCACGTGGCCCGGGATTCCAGCCCGTTCACGCCTTCCTGCTTGAGGCTCCCCGGACTCCAGACCGGTATCCGGGTCGACCCCCATCCATCGGTTGGGAAGGCGTGCTCCAATCCGTCCGGGCCGATGAGGATATGATCCTCGGGAAGCGTGGCGGAGTCGTACCAGGCCATTATTTTTTACCCTTCTTCAGGAGGCCGTCCATTTTGCCGTGCCTGGCCCATTTCTCGAAAACCTTGTTCACCGCCGATTCGGTAAGGGCAATTCATGAATTGCCCCTACGCCCTGGCCACGTCCTGCGAATCCATCGCGGAAATGCTCCCGCGTATGAGGATGGTATTGTCCGAGGCCATTATTTTTTCCCCTTGGTAAGGCTGTCCAGATGCCCGTGCCGCGCAAGCTGCGTAAGGGCCTTATTGACCGCCGTACCATGCGTTGTCATGGCGCGGTACATATCCTGCGAATCCATAGACGTGATATTGAGGTTGACGGTATTGGTTCCGCCCTTCGAGCTGCTCGCGTTCGAGACGCTCGAGCTGTGCGACGCGATGCTTTTCCCCGCCTCGCCCCGCGAGACGCTCGAAAGGAACTGGAGCTTGTCTCCGGGGATTCCCCAGGAGCCGACTCCCGCCAGCGCCGCCCTCGGGCCGGTCGAGGCGAGCGAAAGCGCAGGCGCAAGCGCCGCTGTAAGTGCTCCCTTCAAGGGGTTCACCGCAGAGCCCGCAGAGGAAGAACCGGAGGCGGAAAGCGCCGGCGCCATCGCGGAAGAAAACGCATCCCGCATGATCGCCGCCGGGTCTGACATGGCCCGTACCGTCTCGGCGATCCGCGCGGGCAGAACCATCTCCCGCTTATGGACCATCGCCAGTTGATCGCTCGGAACCTCGCCCCAGCCCCCCGCGGCGGAGGAAAGCACAGACATGGCCGCCACCGCCGCAAATGCCGCAGCGCCCGCTATTGGCCCCAATATCCATCCAACGTAGGGTATCTGCGAAGCTGATGCATAGGCGCCGCTGTACGCCTGGTAGGCATCGTTCATGACGGCCTTGCCTCCGGTCGCCGCCTGTTTCGCCAGCCCGGTTGCATAACCGGCATCCTGGATGCCGTCCCGCGCCACCGTTCCGGCGGTCGTCGCGGCCGTCCGGGTCTGCTCTCCCAGGAGGTACTGGAGGCTAATCGTGAGGATCTTGTTGATGATGGTCGACGCGATCTGGTTCCAAATGTTTTTGAGCGAGTTCGCCATGCTCTGAGTCCCCGTCAGCATGCCCGTTATGGCGTTCGTCATGGAACTCGAAATGGATTGCGCCATAGATTTCCACTTGGACTGCATGCTTGTAATGGTCTTGGTATCCTCCTGGACCAGTCGCAAATCATGCTGCTGCTGGATCTTCTCCTTTTCCTTGAGCGCTTGCTGGTACTCCTTGGTGTCCTGTTTGTAGAGATCCATCTTTTTCTGCGCGGCCGCAAGCTCCGCCTGGTATTCCCGCTCTTCCGCCTGGCGCAGAAGTTCCAGGGATTGCTGCTCGGATAGAATTCCCTGCGCCTCTTTCTTCTGGATCGTGGCCTTTTCGAGGTCGTACCGGGACTTCGCGGCCTGCTCGGCGCGCTCCGTTTTGGCGGCTTCCACCGCCTGGAGCTTTTTGGCGGCGTCCTCGGCGTCCCTGACTTCCTCGTTTCGGATCTCCCGCGAGAGCCGGTTCACTTCCCGAAGCGCCTCCTGGTATTCTTTCGACCCCTCCTTCACCGCCGTCAACCGCTCGTTCCACCTGGCCCATTCGTACCGCTTCGTGTCGATGCCCGCCGCCCGTTCGGCTGCCACTTCTTCTTCGAGGGCGGTCTTGAACTGATTCGATTCGGATTGGCCGCCTCCGCCGCCGCCCGTCGATACCGCCGCACTGGTAGGGTTTTGATCCGCAGATGTCGCAGATGCTCGCAGATGCGCCACGGGGCCTACACGATTGCCAGGTACCAGTGTATCACCGCCGCCTGCCCCCGCCGGAGCGCCCGCCTGCAATGCGCCAAGGCGCGCCCGAAATTCTCCAAGGGCACCCCCGAGCGCTCCGAGTTCCTCAGTCGCTTTGCTACAAGCACGGGCGATCTCGTCAAGTCCTGCTCGCACTGCATCGCCCACACTTCGCCCGATGCTATCCAGTCCTAAAACAGCCATTCCTGTCCCTCCAACTCTGGCGCTGTTGTACCGCTTCGGCTAGCCCTGCCGCTTCAGCCCGAGCATGGCCATGATCTCCTCGACGGGCGGCGCATCCTGCTGGATCTGCCGGGGCCTGGCCGATGTCCCGCCGCCTTTGGGAGGCTGCGGCGGCCATTCCGGCCTCTCGACCCCGGGCGGGGCCTTATACCCCATAAACGCCCCGGCGAGCACGTGCACGGGCGGCGATTTCCGCCAGTATTCGTCGAGATCGTACACCCGGGGGAGCGTCAGGCGGTCGATCTCGTTCCAGGTCCAGCCCGTGGCCGTGGCGATGAGTCCGTACAGATCGCCCCACGTTATCGGCTCCCCCCCTCGGCTTCCCCCCGTAAAAGCCCCGATATCCCCATGACCGCCTGCACCACGGGTAGAAGGTTTCCGAGATCGAGCATTTCTTCCAGCTCGTCGCGCGTCACCTCCGGGTAGTTGCGCGTGATCGACGCGTGGATCACGTCGAGCATCGCGTCGGATTGCGCCAGCACGTTGGCCGCATCCAGGTTTCCCAGGCCCTCCAAAACCGGCTGAAACTTCTTGATCTGCTTCAGATTGAGCGGCGGAACCGTCCACTTCTTTCCGCCCATCGAGATTTCAATTCCATCGATCAATTCTTCTCGTGGCATCGCTTCTCCTTGTGGTTGCAGGGGCAATTCATGAATTGCCCCTACCGGGGTGGGCACGGTCTCATTGCGCCCACCACAATGGTTCGATCGCTTGCCGGACACGGTGGGCAACGCTTCGCTTTTGCCCACCGTACAGCCTGTAACTTCCTGCTTGACTCCACCTCTCGCCCGCCGTTATCTTTTCAGTGGAGGCCGCAATCATGGCGACAATCGTTTTCGACACCTATGCATACATTAAGAAGCTCCGGGCGGTGGGCTTCACCGAAGAGCAGGCCGCCGTCCAGGCGGAAGCCATCGCCGGACTGATCAACGAGGAACTGGCAACCAAGCGGGACCTCATTGAGCTTGAGCAGCGGCTCATTATCAAGCTTGGCGCAATGATAGCCGCAACCATCGCCATTGTGGCCACGCTGGTGAAGCTGCTGTAAAACTCCCCCGATGGCGGCGTCAAATCTCTCCCCACCTCTCATTCGCTGAAGGACCAGGTCCCGATGCCGCCCGAATCGTCGGCCATCGCCGAGAAATCGAATTCCGTGATCGTGTGATCCTCGTTTTTGAAGGGCATGCTCAGCTTGGTGCTCGCGCACTTGTTGAGGATCACGGTGAGCGTCTTGTCGCGGTACTCGTTCGAGAGGATCAACTGGAACGTCGGAGCGGCGCCCATCTTCTGGTTGGTGACCTCGAACGTATACCCGGACGTGGAGGTGTAGAGGTAGCTCATGAGCACGCTCTCTCCCGCGTCCGCCTCCGCAAAGGTGTATACCCCGGCGCTGCTCACGGCATATTGCCCCGTCGTTGGTGTCCCCGTGACCAGCTTGTAGGGATTGCCCTGGAGGTCCGTGACTCCCAGGTCCGTCCTGAAATGGGCCGTGTTCGCCACCGTGACGGTATATGCGGTGGATGCCGGGATCGTTCCGGCTTCATTTTCGACGAGCAGGATGCCCCCGGTTTCGGCGTCCACCCCGAAGAATATGTCGGAGAATACACCGCCCCGGATGGTCGCGGTTTTCGCCTTGCCGGTGATCTTTCCTCCCGCGCGCGCCACGTCGATGGCGAATTGCTTCCGCCCCTTCAAATCCTTTTCGGTGAACGACGCCTCGATGCTCGCGTCCTGGACTTCCCCGAAACACCTCGGGGTCCCGTTGTCGACGTCGTTTCTGATTCCTACCAGTTTTCCCATTCCAAACTGGATCATGGGTCCCTCCTATCTCTTGTTCGGGTTCATTTCCAGGCGTAGGGGCAATTCATGAATTGCCCCTACGCGGCGGAGATCCTGGCGGCGTGACAGGTAGGGGCAATTCATGAATTGCCCTTACATATTGGACAGGATTTACAGGATTCAGTTGCCGTGTGGCGGGGCGCGCGGGACCTGCCCCCGCAGGCGTTGCGTTGGGGATCTGCCCATCCTGCCAGTTTACGAGCCCTGCGAATTCCGTTGATCCTGTTCATCCTGTTGATCCTGTCTAAGGCTTTTTCCCTCGCATCTCGTTATCCCATTTGACTTCCACTTCGAGCGAAGCCACGGCGAAGGGGTCCCCGCTGAAAAGGAGCGTCCTTTTGCGGGGGAGGCAGCTCGCTACGCTCATCGCCGCGAGGCCGCCGCTTCCATCGTCCCGGTAGAGGCCCGCCGAGAGCACGCGGCGGCAATCCTCGATCATGTCCCAGAGGCCCTTTTCTCCGGATGCGCCTCCCCGTATGGGAGCCACGAGGGACCGCAGGTTCCGGTTGAAGCAAAGCACCTCGAAGGCGCCCGTCTCGACCTGTATCCCGCGAGGCCGGAGCGAGACGTACTCGTACGTGCCGCTCGTGGAGATCGCTCCGATCGCGGGAAACTGCACGATGAGCTGCTTCAACAATTCCTCCTGGAGGCTCGGGATCGGGGTGAAGAGCTTCACGTACGCCGCCAGGTCCGTATCAGCCTTGAGAGTCGCCAGGATCGCATCCTCGATTTCGGTCGTTCGATACATGCCTCACGTCTCCCCGGTCACGATGTATTTCTGGAGGGCCGTGGCAATCCGGCCCCAGTCTTCCTGGCGCGCGCCCAGGAATGGACGCTTCGGCATAGTGATGGTATGCTCCCCGATGGCCACGTCCTGCGCGAAATTGGATTTTGATTTTTCGACGAATTTGCGGCCGACCTCGCCCGTTCGTTCGTTCCGGTGAAAATAGACCGTGGACTTGCGCTCCTTCTTCTTGATCTCGCCCCCGAACTGGTGGATGGCCGCGTAGGGTACGTTCGTGCCGATTGTGACCGAGTCGCTCGCAACCGTCGTGTGGATCGAGTTCTGCAGCAACCCGTTCAGATTCAGTATGTTTCCGGGACTTTTACCCTTCGAGGATTTCCAGCGGGCGTACGCCGCCGATACCGGCTGCCAGGGCGTTCCGTCCGGGGCGCGGCGCTGTTGGAAATTGCGCTGAATCGATTCCAGAATGATCTGGCCCACCTCGGCCCACACCGGTCTCATGTTCTCCGCCCGCGCCTGGATGGCGGCGAGTTTTTCCAGCACTCCCCGGTCCTCGATTGTTCCCGTGATCAGTGCACCGGCCATACACATCCCTTTCGTTCACGCAGAAACCGCAGAGTAGGGGCAATTCATGAATTGCCCCTACATAACCCGGCGAACCTGAAATCTTGATTCTTTCAGGATCTGGCTGGGGGAATTCATGAATTGCCCCTACGCGCCACATCTGCGTCCATCTGCGTCATCTGCGGATCAAAACCTTTCCAGCTTCGGCCCCGTCATCACCGATGGCGCGAACCTCACGGCGATCCCGCTCGTGGACGGCGGGTTCCCCTCCGGATCGTCGGCCCCGAGGGTGATCGCTCCCGTCGCCACCTTCGCCAGGAACTTCACCGCGTTGTCGTAACGTTTCTCCCGGATCTCCGGGATGCTGTTCTGGCGCCGCGCATAGAGGTTATAGATCGCGACGTCCACGCTATACTTCCGGATGATGCCGGGCACGGGGGAGAGCGGGACCTTCGTCCGGCTCCCGGCGTAGCCGTCGATCTCCTCATCGGCGTCCGCGATGGCGCGCGCGACCACGTCGGTATCGACCGCGCCCGCCGCGGCGTCGTCGGTCAACCCGATCAGTTCGGCTTCGCTCAATTGGTCCTGGACGTCTGATATCGTTGAGTAAGGCATATGCAGCTCAGTCGCTTCTGAAAAGCGCTTATCCGCAGATTTCGCAGATGAGCGCAGATGCAAGACTTTTGATCCTGTACGTTAACTTTTAACGTACAGGCACCTCTCTGCGTTCTCTGTGGTGATTCCCTTTTTTCCGCCCATCGCCTACGTCGCGATGCAGTCGTACCAGAGGAACCCGAGATCGGCCCCGGTGACCACGATGTCGGTTTCCTCGGCCACCTCATAGACGTCCTGGTGCTCGGCGTTCTCGCGCCAGGTGGTCACGCGCCGGACCTGGCCGTTCTCGTAGGGAACCCGCGCCTGGTATCCGGGGCAGGGCATCTTCAAACCCGGTCCGGGAGGCCGGTAGAAGAGGAAGGCCGCCCCTTTGCCGGCGTTCTTCTCCCAGACGTTCTTGGCGGTCCATTCGGTCCCCGTCTTGGTTTCCTTCGCCGTCGAGTAGATCGCGTCGCCCACGAGCACTTCATCGAGATCGAAGAGCGAGGCGAGGAGGTTCGCCGTCACGATCCCGCGCTCGACGTATTTTATCCTGTCGATGACCGTCGCTTCCTGCTTGAGCTGCGGGAGAACGTTGGCCGAGAGCATCATCACGTTCGGCCGGACCCCGGTGTTCTGCCGAATGGTCTCGATCCGGGCTTCCACGTCGATTATGAAGGTGTTCCCGCTGGATGCCGCCGCCCATCCGCCTTCCGCGTCCTCGCCGGATACGCCGCTCCATGCCGACCCGAAAATGAGTTCCGCAACGCGCCGCTCCTTCCTGAGGTCGACCTTGTCCGCGCAGAATTCCAGGGCGTCCTGGTCGGGCTTGAGCGGAGGGGCGAACTTCGACCCGGCGAACCGCCTGTCTTCGTCCGTCACTTCCTTTGCGAAGGCGTACTCTTTGGTCGAAATGCCGATGTAATCGGTGGGGTACCCCCCGCGCCTGGCGCGCGTTCCGGGCGCGCGGACCGCCGCTTCGTCCGAGAACCAGGCGCCTTTCAGGTACCGGGCGATCTGGGCCTTGGGGTCCACGTTGTCGAGGATCGGGAAGATCCGGTCCCCGATGTAGGTTTTGTTCCGGTAGGCCACGCTCACGTTGGCGAGCGGCCCCGAAACCATCATGCCTCGTACGTCTCGAACTGCCATGTTTCGCCTCCTTGGGAATTTGGACAGGATTACGGGTCACGGGTCTCAGGTCTCGCATCGTTTTGACCCACGACCCGCTGAGAATTGTTCCTATATTCCCTAAGTCCTGCCATTCACTAATCCTGATAGTCCTGCCATTCCTGTGGGTGGAAAAGCCTGAAATGCACCGCAGAGACCGCAGCGTAGGGGCAATTCATGAATTGCCCCTACATAACCGGGCGAACCTGAAATCTTGATTCTTTCAGGATCTGGCTGGGGCAATTCATGAATCGCCCCTACGCGCCGTGCCACATCTGCGGAAATCTGCGTCATCTGCGGATAATCTCCTAATGCACCACGGTCCCGAGCGAGTAGATCGTAACGGCCTCGGACCCGGATGTGACCGCGTCGCAGACGGCGAGGAATCGCTTGCTGTTGTTCTGCGCGATGGTCATGGTGCCGAGGAGCGTGACGCCGGTCCCGGCCGTGATCGTGATCGTCTCGGCGGCGTCGGCCGTGTTCCGGACCGTGAACTCGAAGCTCGATCCGATCACCGCTCCGGCTATGCCGGAGACGATGGCCGCGGCTGCCGGCGTGACGTCGGATCGGCCCGCCCCCGCCCGATCCCGGGG